AGCTGATAGACGTGCCGCTTACAGTGCCTACGACAGCAGTGCCACGGCCAGAGTTGCCTTGATCTCTGTAAGCTATAACTACCCTCTGGGCATTAGCGTCATATGTTGCGGAGATGTGTTGGGTATCTGCACTCTCAAAGACGACAGGACTACCAAAGCTAATAGATGTGCCACTGACAGTTCCCACGATAGCAGTGCCGTATTTAGAGTTGCCATCGTCCCTATAAGCTATAACTACCTTTTGAGCGTTAGCGTCATATGTTGCGGAGATGTAGTCGCTATCTGCAAACTCAAATACTACAGGAGTGCCAACCTCCTGCTCTACACTCGTCTCAGCTACAACACTCACAGTGCCATCAGAATTGACAACAACAGTCGCCCCAGTGGTCAATGCACCAGATGCTATAGCCCTAACTTGGCCATCCTTTTGGACGTTGCCAATAGTTTTCACCACGACCGTTATCCTTATGAAATCTCTTCGTAACTCGCTATAACTTTAAGGTCGTCTGCCGCACTTGCGGTTGCACCAATCGAGCGATCTTCCTCAAGGTAAAGCGAGGTGTTCTTGTCAATCACAACAAGCGTAGAGTCTGCTTCTACACTCACAGTGCTAACAATCTCAGTCGCAGTGCCCCCAATGTCATCTTCGCTGTAGTAGCTGACAGTGATGTCTGCGGCGTTTGATCCATCCACGTTTGATACAACCAGTGAGTTGATCTTGAACACCTTGCCTGAAGCGGCGGCGTTGCTCACGATCTGTGTTGCGTTTGTTGTCGTCAAGCTCACCACGGCTGTCTTGCCGGTGATGGTTGAAACGTCTACAATATTCGGAGCGGCCATTTAATAAATCCTCTTAAAAATCAGTTGTTTATCCGAACACGATTGCCATGGCAATTGCCTTGCCTGTCGAGATACCTGCACTTTCAAATGAAAGCGTCCCAGATCCGTTGGTAACAAGCGCTTGTCCATTCGATCCATCGGCGGCAGGCATTGTCAGTGTGTAGCTTGCTGACACTGTCGCTGGAGCTTGAAGTCCAACATACTCACCGCCAGACGCATCTTGTAAGCGAAGGTCGCCCTCTGCTTCAATGTCAACTTGAGTGAATACACCCGTGCTTGCACTGCTTGCACCAATGGTTGCCCCGTCAATTGTGCCACCATTGATGTCTGTTGTGGTCAGTACCGAGCTGGCCAGTGTGACAACACCTGTCGAGTCCGCAATGCTACCCGCACTGGTCCCGTCCTTTGCCTTGATGTTTGTCACTTCAATGTTCGTTGTGTCAATCGTTGTTGCGGCCACTGTGGTCGCATCTAACGCAGTCACATTCAAGTCTGCGAAGACCTGTGTCACTGTCGCTCCAGCACCCGCTCCATCGAACTTCAGGACCACATCCTTGCCGTTGGCAATCTCGAAATCATTCGAGGCGTTGTACGTCCCTTGGAAGACAATCAGTGAACGACTTGCTGACAAGCTGTTACGGATGATGACAATCTTTTCTGCATCGTCCGGGGTGAGCTGAACAAAGGCTGTTGCACCCAAGTCTCCACCGTCATCGAACTCAATGAATTTATTTCGGCCGCTGGATACAGCGCCGTCAGTAATGGCAAGCGTGTTCGGTGAACCAGAGTTCCCCGCCGATGCGAGTGTCACGGTCTCAATACCATTGATCGCCTGATCAAGGATGTCGAAGTTTGTATTGGTTGTACCACCCCACGTCCCCGACTGTTCGCCAGTCGCGATCTTTTCAATACCGAGGTTGGTTGTATATGTACTTGGCATTTAACTGTCCTCTATGCCGCGTTAATTTCGGTCCAATTGGGGTTCTGTGTAGTTACTATTTTACCCCATACAAGTGGTCTTGCGGTGGCCACAGAGGCCTCCGTTCCGGTGACAGATACATTGGCACCTGCCGTAATTGTTTCGGTCCCGCTTTGTACTTCAGCGCTGACCCCTGTTGGCAGTACGGTCACGCCAAACTTTTGAGTAGTTGTTCCAACTTCACCAACAGCACTCAAGCCTGTCTCTGTGACATTGGCGTCAGCCTGTATCGTAACCCCAGAGATCTGTGTACTCGCGGCCAAACCTTCCTCAACAATGACCGCGGTCCCTGTCGCTGTGACAGTGCCCACAGTCCCTTCAGCCGCCACACCCGTGACCTGAATGTATTGTTCAAGGATTCGAACCGTGCCCACTTCCGTGGTAATAATGTCGTCTTGGAGCGCTTCGCCGAATGGACCTTCGCCCCATGTACCGCGACCCCATCCACCAAGCGCAACCACTGCATTCTTGGCGACACCATCTGTGTCTACTTCGGCCGCGAGACCGGTAACAAGAACGTTGGTGTCTGGATCAGCCGTTGCCGTTCCGACAACGCCGTCTGCCTCTAGGCCTGTGACATTTTGGGTGATGTTGCCAATGGCTTCGACAGTCACATCGCCCACAAGAGTGGAGGCGATCAGTCCTGTTAATTCAACAGGCGCCTCTTCGCCCCACGCACCGGATCCCCAAGTCTGTCTACCCCATCCGGTGAGAGAAGCCATGGGTCACCCCTTATGGAGTAGCAAGGCGGATAATGGCGTTTGAGGCGTCAGCCGCAGGAAACACGATTGTGAAGTTGCCAGAGGTCGCAGTCTTGTCAGAACCGAAGTCCAACACAACCACAGACTTATCTGACTGGTCATCGTTGTAAATCAGAGCGCCACGTGCAGTCAGTGTCACGTTGGTGAACTCTTCATCATTAAAGTCAACGAACGCTGTCGTGCCAGATGAAGTCGGTGCAACCGCTGTAAGCTCTTGTCCGCCCGCTGTGTAGTTCGTGCCGGTCTCTGTCACCTCATTGGTGTCAGTCGGATCAGCCGCTGGGTTCGATGGCGCTGTGTACGCAGTCGTGCCCGCTCCCAGTGTTGCAGAGCTTGTAAACAAAGCCAGCTTGAATGTATCGTTTGTGAAATCATGCACACCGTTCAAGAGGTCAACCTTGAACGAGGTGGTCATCGCTTGGGTAATCGCCATTACAGTTTCCTTATCACCTCGGCCATATCCTCATGGCCCTGTTGCTTACATAAATTATACAGGGTTGTCCTCTCGGACCGTTGCGCAGTTTTAATTGCGTTGATTAAAACAGATCGAATCTTGTCTCTGTATTCGACTGCTTGTTGCTGTATGACCGGGTCAAGGTCTTTACCGATATACAGTATTTTGTTCAGTGTCATGTCGGTGATTTCTTCGGGCGAGTAACCACGATTCTGTGTGGCAACCACCTCGACTGTCCCGACCATTGGTTTTGAAGTTTGTGACATCATTGTACGCTAACCCTCGGTTCGCCGTTTCGATAACTGTCGCGTTTGTTTCGGCCGTCACCCAACTCCTTGAGCTGAATCATCGCCTCTTCGTACCGCGAGCCGTACAGGTTGATCAGGTCCTGTTCGCCCTTCATAAAGGTGTACGCTTCGATCAGTGAGCCGTACAGGAGAGCTGATTCTGCATTGTCCCCATACCAGCTCGTACCTGCGTCCACAATGGACTGTGGGTCGTAGTAGTAGTGAAGCTGGATGGTGTAGTCTGTGTCTGGTGTCGGCGCCAGAATAAAAGAGGTCTCATCAAACAACCCGTAATACACAGGCTTGCCTGCAGTTGAGTTGTCTGGATAAGCTTCTCGAATAAAGTTCACATCCTTGTGAAGCAGGAACTCATAGTTGCCATCGCCATCAATAACAGCCATTGAAAAGACCGCAAGATAATCATCAGGCACAGCCAAGAACCGGAACGCAGGTGTCACTGCCCCTGTGACATTCTTTCTGAGATCTGGGATCATGACAGAGCGATTGATGCGTTCTTCGGCCTGACGCACAAATGTCGGAATCTGGCTCACGAAGGTTGTTTCTTCGTTCTCCGTGTAATCCTTAATGGCCTGTACGAGTTCTGCGTAGTTCATATCAATCCTGATACAAGTTGTTAAAGGTGACCGATGGGTCTGTGTAACTTGAGTGTCCTTCGGCCGAGTGCAAATACTGACTCGGTGCAAAGTCGGGTGCACCCTCTCCAGTCCGCCACAACGCAGGACTGGTCGCTCTCACTCGGTTGTTCGGGAGGGCGACAATGTTTCCTGTCCATGGTCCCTCAGTGAGGTACATGACGTGAGACTGCTTGTGTTGGTCGGGTGAGTCTGCGATTTCATGCTCGGTGTAGTCCACGGTAAACATGTAACGCGCTTCGTAAAACTCTCCATCAATCTTAGCGATCCACGGGCTTGAACTGACGCGGTCCATAACCAATACTGCATGATCTCTTGATTCGCAGTCCCAAGGTTGAGCCAAGTGGTCTTCCATGCGCTCAGGCCATTCGTCCAAGGGGATGTCTGCGACGAGGGCTTGGATGGGCATTCTGGCCCACATGGCTCCTCCGTGGACATTGTCTTCTCCGGTGTGATCGATTTCACATCCTGTGAAGACGACTTGGAAGCTGAGTGATCTGTCGGGGATCGTGTTAACAGCGAACGCAAGCGCGTGAATAAATTCTCCATGATAGTCCTCATGGTTGGCAGTAAACTCTTTACGCACCCAGCATTTGAAACTGGGCACGTTCGAGATGAGGTAAGACATTACATGCTCCGGCTAAATTTCTTTCCTTTTGTAGCCGCGCCTGTACCACGAGCTACGCCGCCTCTAGCATAACCCTTCGTCTTTTTCATTGCACCACCTTTCGCCATGGCCTTGGTCTTTTTGGTTGCACCACCCTTAGCCATCGCTTTAGTCTTTTTCGTGGCACCGCCCTTGGCCATCGCCTTAGTGCCCTTCATCGCGCCACCGGCTCTCTTCTTCGTAGTAGAAGATTTGGTCATTCCGCCTTTGGCCATCTTGCCCTTGCCGTCCACCGCAAACTCGGGAACCATTTTCCCAGTCTTCGGGTCTTTGACCATTGGCATCTTGCCGCCTGCGGCCATCGCCTTGGTCTTCTTCATTGCTCCGCCGCGGGCGTAGCCCTTCGTCTTTTTCATTACTCACCTCAAGTTACCGTAACACTTACGCTCCCAACGGAGCACTCTATTTTTTGGAGTTGGTTCCAGACAGGATTCCATCCAAAAAGCCTACGACTCGCCTCCTCTGCCTTGTCAGGACGCGGGTCAAATAACGCTTGCGGATCGAATATTCTGACCCGACCTAAAAAGTTCTGCGGTTGGTCTGGATCGGCCACATCTCGGCCTACACGAAACCCAGTCTTTACACCGTTTCGATACTCATACACCAGCTCGTCCAAGGGATAGCGAAACCCTGTCTTGTCGCAAAAGCCAAACGCATGACTCCCTTTCGCATAAGACGGCATGGTTAATCCTCGTAGTTCAGAACCAGTTCTTCACCCGCCAACACAGCCCGAGTGGTTACCACATTATAAACACGGCAGTCATCCCAGTCATGGATCAAAACGAGTTCACAATTTGCGTCATCGGCATGGTTCAAGAACCCGCCAATCGGTGTACGGATGTATCCTTGGAACATGGGTACCTTGATGTGTGTTGTACCGAGGTCAGTCTCAGGATCTATTTCGGTCGTGGCAAAAATGCCCAAGCCCTCAATCTCACTTTGGTCAATCGTCAGCTCGTCTGGCAATGGCTTGTAATAGAATGGATTGTAAATAACGTCTTGCACTACTGACCCGCCAGATAGAATGTGTCAAACGGTATAAAGCGGATGGCAGATGTATCTCGGTCTTCGCCTGCCGCCAACTCGAACTGGAACTCATACTCCTGCTTCAGTGCACCCACTCGGTCGTTCACTTCAGGTCGCTTCATAGCGATATAATAAGCAAGCCCAGCCACAAGGCAAGGAACAAACCGAGGAGGAACGTCAGCCGTTCCTGACACTCCGATTGAAATGCTTTCAATGCCACGTAGGCGGTAATACGCCAAAGTGTAAGTGTCAGCCGAATCAGGCACAGG